CTCCTGCCGCTGAAAGTTTACCATGCTGGGCTGACGATCAGGACGATTCATCTCGTACAGCTCCTGATCGTACATACTAGGCAAATCACCAGTAGGGGGTGGATTTACCATTCCTCCGCCCATCGAAGCCAGATGCTGCATCTGGTCAGCGGATTGCTGCGGCTTTGATCCTGCACCAGCGGCTGCTCTACCCATTCCAGCAATACCTTTAGCCGCGCGACTCATGGCTCCGGACATACCGCCAGCGGCTCCGCTTATACCGCTTAGCCCTTGATTTATCTTACCCGGCACGTCGTTTGGCCCGGGCAGGTTGCGCTGGGGAGGCCCACCGAGTCCGCCTCGAATACCTCCCAAAGCACCTGCACCTGCTATAGGCATCCGTGGGGGTGCTGCCGCCTTAGCCATACCGGGGAACTTGGATGCAGCATCAGAAACCTTATTGTCATCCCAGTCAGGATAAGCATTTTTAATGGCCCCTTTCGGGCTCATGCCCTGCCCCACGAGAGCCTGCACGCGTGCTTCGTTAGCCTTCTTTTCCGCGTACCTGTTAACAATTAACGACGCAATCTTCATGCGTTGAGGTCTAGAAAGGTTCCTCTGAAGATATCCTCTTTTTTCTCGCTTAGACATATTCTTATCCTTTGTTATTTTAATGGCCTTAGACTTGTTACCGCCAAACACATCACACAAGTGATTGGCCATGGCATGCTTTCGCATCGATTTCTTTATTGTTTCCTGCATCTCAAAGTGCCGATCGAGAGGGGGTTGAAGGGGGTCGTAAGCACCCATTTTGGGGACGCGCTGTTTTGCGATCTGACGGGCAAGACGTTCCCTCGTATGCCTGTCCACCGCTCGTTGAAGCTGCTCTTCTTCCTTGAGCCGCTTCTTTTCCCTGTCGGTGGCGGCATTGGAAGCCGCAGCGATAGGAGCCTTAATGGCCTTCCAAGCGGTATCTAGCGCGTCTCCCGCTTTCTTCTTCCGTTTCTTCTTTGTCTTCGTAGGCAGAGACTTATGGTCGGGAGTATGATCCGACCACTTCTTAGCCATCTCAGGCTCGTTGGCATACATCCAACGTTGTTGTGCTTTGCTTTTGAAGGGCATCCGTGCGCTCCGGGAAAAAGACCGTCTGCATTCTGTAATTCTAGCGGGAGAAAGGTAACGACGCCAATAGGGATTAACGCTTAAAGTATCTCCTCATACCTTATGGCTGACATAAGGCGAGCTAAACCGCTTCCCCATGTGGGATAGTATACACCAACATGCCTCATAACTTCGATATCAACTACGACTCCTCGCATTTCTTCTGGGTGATTCATAATTCCCGGCTTAGGAGTAGTAACGACATTATCTTCCCCAAATTCATCTACGATTCGTCTAACCGTGTTACGACATTCCGAAATGATAAAAAACACCGTATCCGGCTCTTCCTCGGCATGCTCCCGCATCTTGGGAGCAATCCGCCCGTAGGCATCCCATTCTTTTAGCTTTGGATGCAGCTGACGCATGTATGCGCCCACGCTCGGACGCCCCTCTAGCTTCTTCAGCACACCCTGTAAAACTTCTTGACTATCTGCGTGCAGTTTCAAGTACTTGTCGTATATCTTCCCCATCCGTAAGACAGCGTCCCACCCTTCGCCGTCTACATTCAGCCAACCATGTGACTCCACTGTAAAAGAATTGCCCGCATGCTTTTCAAAGGGAACAGAACGACCGTCAGGTCCTCTCAATTCTGGAACGCCCATCTGCGTGTGCTTGAGGCCATAGTGCGGAAGGCCCTGCTGAGTTATCTCTTGCCACTCCTCAGTAGAAATTATTGGCAAATCAACGTCATATAGATGAGACAACTTTAATGGGAAGTTCTGCTCCTTAGTTCGATGTCCGCCCTTACGATAAGTAGTGGGCCAGTTCAGAGCAAAAGAATGCCCACTACGTTCTATCCCGTCCAAACTCATTAAAAGCGGAACAAGGCGATTACCCATACCACCAACAGTTCTCAGGTAAAGAGTATTATCAACCATTAGCCTTCCCGCATAGCTTCTGTAGTGTGTTCTTCGTCACTGCGTGCCTCTACAAGTGCTTCCGGACCGTGAGCCCTGTGATAACCACGACTCGCCACTCCAACCAGAGGGTCCCACAAACTACCAAAATCTATAGCAGTATGTCGGCCCTTAGTGAGTGGATATATCTCGTGAAGAATAATCTCCGCAGGCATACTAGCGCATACTGATATCAACAACGGGTCAGCGTCGTCACCGTAATCCTCTAATACCTTTTTGATCTTTTCTACAATGGCATCTTTTTGCACATACGCATTTCTCGCAGGAACGTCTACAAAACACCAATAATGCAGAGGCAGCGTAGGATGAGCATTAATTTCCCTTAGTTGCTTGGGCCCCACCATCAGTACCCGTCGCGTATTCACAGCTTCTACGATGCGGTAAAGATGTCCGTGCAAAGAGCCCTGATGGAACACGTCAGAATCAACCCACTCGATGTGCCCAATGTTAGCCTCTTCGATTTTACACTCTATCTTCTCGGCCATAATCCTGAGTGCCAATCCTTGCATGCCCATGATGTAATCAGGCTGGTCCGCCAAGACATTAAACAACTCCTCCCCCATCGTCGGAAAGTATCTGTGTTTATCACAGTTAGAACGTTTCCTAGTTCCAACCACAGATTGCCACTCTCCGTCTCCCCACCGACTAAAGGTAAACGCATCTGAAAGATCTTTGATACGGTTCAACACGTCATCCAAATGTAACGGAATTCTTTTCACCATCGTATATGCCTAATCTTCTTCCCCCTCATGGGAATTATCAGTAGAAACAACCTGCCACTTACCGCCCTTCAAATTACGCCCCATAATTGACATACGTGCCTTCGTTTCAGCTTCGGGAGGTAAGGGGGGCACAACTACGGAACGTAAAAACTTAATCACATTCTGTAGGCATTCTCTCTCCTCTAAATCCTCTTCATCCTTCACGGCAACGACAGCACGCCTAAGAACTTCTTCTATGTGTTCTTTCGTGATCTTAAGTTGCTGAGCGTCATGAAGCAGGTCCAACGACTTTTGTGCTACCACATCATAGAACTGCACAGAACTCAGGCTACCAATCTTGGTGACTAGATAATCAGACAAAGCACCTGCGGGCATTATTAAATGAGAAGGTAACACGCAGGTGAAAGAGAACACTCGATCATCTGCCCACCGGAGAAGGTAGTTAACGTGCATCTCCGCAATAGGATTGCGAGGAGTACCACGAGTAGCAACGAGGATAGGGGACCAGAACTCCTTCATCCAATGACCCGTAGGATCAGCGGATATAAAATTCGACAAAACGAAGAGCGCATCACTTCCCAGTGAGCGCTCTTCGTCTTCGTCTTCGTCTTCGTCTTCCCCGTACTCCTCCTCCTCCTCCTCCTCTTCCTCTTCAAGAGGGGGAGGAGAAACCGTATTTTTTATCCACTCAACGAAAGAACCCGGCCCTCTCTTTTGAGCGTCAGCAAGTGATAAATCCATATCGTGCTGGTACTGACCAAAGAGCCCAAGCAAATATGGAAAAAATACATCTTCAAAGTTCATATCTTGATGCTATTGGTCGGCTCGATAGCCCCCGGCTCAAGAGCACCTTCCTCCCCTTCTCCCAGCTGGGTACGTGTCCCATCCGCAAAAGTAATAACAGCATACCCTTTAAAAGCTGTTGCTGTCGTAGGGGGATTCCTCTTTAGCTCTTCACTAAAGAAATCGAGAAGGGGTTGAGCCTCCTTCAATACTTCCAAGTGTTGGGTGTCTTGTTTCGGTGCGTTTTCCTGTCGGTACCTCGCAACTAGCTCCCGAAACAGGTCTTGTGCCGCAGGCAGATCCTCCCCCGGCAGGGGCGACAACTGGCTCAGGGACGGGGTCAGGGGCTGGGGGGTTTCGTTCGTATTCATCGTATAAATCCTCACTAATTTCCTTCGTGCAGGTGAGTGTATCAATTGTTGCTTCTAATACTTGCAGCTCACCGTATCCAGCAAGTCGAAGCAATTGGCCACGTCCTAAATTGAAGGACATTGGAAACTCTAATGATCCATACATCTCCCCATCAACGAAGAGGATCTTTTTTTTCGTTGTAAGTTGTGGAGAGGCCGAAGGGGCTCCCGCCATCGCTGCAAGCAACTCAGGCGGGAATTTTATAGGAACTCTCACTAGTTAACCGTCAACACCAAGAAACTTAGCTACAGTAGACTCTAGAACCGACTTGTCCATTGCCGCCTCTTTTGCCATCTCCGCCAGCTTCTTTACAGGTGCCTCCAATTCAGAAATCATGGCGTACATCTGCAAACCGGGAGCACTTCCGGGATACACACCACGGTGTACCACAGTGTTAACACCCTGTAATGCACTTCCCAATGTACGACTCATTTGTGTAAACCCAGCGTCAAAGAAATCCATGCTCAACTGATCAAGAGTCTGTAGATCTCCTACAAACAGAACAGCTCCCTTTCTGCCTTTCCGCAAATCAACCTCGGCCAGCACGCTGCCGGACAATTGATCTCGGATGGCCTCAGAAATATCAGCTGGGCTTTCAATCTGCTCAGGCTCCAAAGAGGCCGCGCCCATTACCACAATACCGTGATCTAACAACTGAGCCAACTCGCTCCTATCGAACGTTACAAACGGACTATGTACAGCGCCCAATTGATTGAAGATATGGAACAGCTGAGCCACGGTGTTGTTAATCGTGGAATGAACCGAAAGGAAACCGGGCTTGTACAGTTTCCTCACTTGAAAATTGTCCACTAAAACAACAGGGCTCACCTTGAGATCTAGCAGTTTTTTAAGGCTTTGAAGTGCGTTCCTGCACACCTGCTGGCCTTCGCCCGTTTCGGGCAAAGAAAGAATAACGCCCACACGAGGAGCTTTCCCTTTGCTCTCCATGTACCGTCGTGCAATCTCTACGAGCTTGGGAGATAAACCACTACCCGTACCGCCCCCAAGTCCTGCGCATATCAAACCGTACTCCATATCATTACCCCACGATCGCTGGAGAAGATCCCAGACTTCCTCCTCACGACCGTCGAGACTGTCGGCAGCAAACTGAGCATCCTTAGCTGCGCCGCCTACATCCAGACTATGACGATTAATATCTTCAGGCAGACCCTCAAAATCAGTATCCGTGGTGTTAACGCAGCCCACCCGACGATAGCCGAGTGAATGGAAGGCAGCAGCCAGACGGCCTCCGCCCTGCCCGGCCCCTAAGAAAGCCATGTTAAATGCCACTTCGTACCCGTGAGCATCATTAACAACAACTTGCTTAGCAGCTTGCTGGTGGGACTGCGGGGAAACAACCGCAGCAATGTTAGAAACATCTACAACTGATACGCCGGGCGGTGGAACCGCCAGAGGAGGCGCACTCTCAGTCGAAGCTGGAGGAGGAGGAACCGGAGCGCTCACAGTATTTACTACGGGGACCGCTTCCTCTTTAGCCTCGGGTGACGCGGAATCTTCTTCCGCATTACCGCTTGCGGCGTCAATAGATTTACGTAACTCCTCGTCGGTAGGACGAGGATCATTCGGGGTATCATTCATTTCTTCGGGACTCCTTACACGATTATAGAAATCACGGGGGCCATGTTCGCCATGCTGAATGGTCACCCGCCTTCTTTTACTCATTCCTTGTCCGCTTCACGTTTCTTCACTTTCCGACCATACCGGTGCGGAGATTGTACGTTACCACTTGGTTCATGTAACGCCTTCTTAGCGTCCTTCTTCTTTTTCTTGTCTCCTACTTTAAACGTACGAGAATTAGAAGATTTTCTGGGTGGTAGCAACGTAGGGCGATGATAACGTCCCCTACGGCGTGCCGCTGCCTTTCCCAACAAAGCAATTTTCTCATACATCATATGCCTTCCTTAGCATAAATTCTGGAATTTAAATCGTTGCTCGGTTTGCCAACGGTAAGACACGTCGAACCGGGATTAACCTTCAATTCCTTGTTTTCAATGTACCAAACTTTACTAATTAGACCGATATCACCTTCCAAAGATTGCTGATAATTATCTATTACTTCGCGTCTTTCCTGTCTAGTTGTGCGAGGCAGCCACTCCGCCAATGTCTTATCCGCCTCGTCATAAGGAACTCTCACCACTACCAAATCAGTAAGGTAGTCCTGCCACAACGGTAAAAAAAAGCAAAGGTTAATGTCCGTCAAAATAACATGTTTGTCTTCGGGGAATTTTGACAGGTACTCATGCGGACCCGGATAAGGAACGTCAAAAAATTTAGGCCTCAACGGGGAAAACCATCCCAAGTTACATTCCTCAAGAATAAACTCATGAATTCTAAGTAGCTCCTTGTTTTCTCCGTTTTTCCTGTACTTGTCGCGAGCCTCACCAAGCTCCAAATCTTGTTCCGGCCATAGAACCACACCTCCGGCTGATTCCAAACAGCGAGATACCTGATTGAGCCACGCACCGAAAATCCCGGTGACCGCAACTACACGACGCCCCACTCCTTCGCCCAGAATAGACGAAATTGTTTGGCGTGGTTCTTCTCTCGGGCTACAGTTGTTTCTTGACATTTAGCGTGTAACTTCCGTTCACCAGTTATCACCCGTGACAAGGTGCTAACTACTGAGACAAAACGAGGCCCAGCTATCGGAGCCCCGGACCAATCTGAATATACATCGCATTCGATGAGAACGCCATTTACTTCATCAGTAATGAACTCGCAGTAAGGACTTATATCATACACGATAACGGGAGTTCCGCAGGCTAAACTACGCTGAGCCGTTATACCCGTGTTCACCCGAGTACTTGGTATCCAAGTCCAGTCATGTCCATGCATCTGCCGCAAATCAGTAAGGGGTGACAATCCGTAAGCTGCACTAATGCGATCTCCGTAAAATTCTCGCAGATAACGCACAAGAGAACGAGCAGACTTAGACCAAGACTTCTCAAATTCCAACGTGAAGTGCACCTCAGGAAACAACTTTAACAAATCATACACAGCCCGCAATACAAGCTCCCCTGTCTCGTCTATGACGTGGGACAGAATAGGAACATATATAGAAATGTCACTTTGGCTGCTCTTGTCGTAGTGGTTGATCGTTTTAAAACCGCTGTCCCACAAACACCATGTTACGCGCTTATCAGAGAACTCGTCAGAGCTCCTAGACAAAATCTCGTTCTTGGCTTGCTTAGAAGGACACACAACCCGTAAATCCTCCTGAGGAGCTGTACGTTCGGACTGCTTCGCACCATGGCACGTAGGTACATACCAGTGCTTGGCTCCCGGGGAGACGAGAAATGCTTTGTCATAAAGCTCTTCATCCTTCGAAAACCACGTTATATGGGTGCAACCGGATGCCCACTTATAAGCGTTGTTGCCTTTAGTGCTGGTTACTCGCTGATCCCAGTAGTGATCGACCCCTTTTTGTACAGAACCCTCGGCTAAAAACCGAACATTCATCGCCAATTCACGTCCCAAGTCGGCCAACCGAATAGCCGCTAACGTAGCCTCGCAACGCCTATAAGGCGAACATATGCCCAATGTATACATAAAACTGAACTATCGCTTATGTGAAACAAAATCAAAAAATGAGGATTCCTCTCGGTGCCCGGGGATATGACCATAAGACTGACCAAGACGCCAACACACGTAGTTAAAACTCAATTGATCACGAAAACTATCCGTGCAAATCTCGTCCCACCACTGCTTACTAAACTCACGGATTTCAGGAGTGTCTGCCCGAACCACGCAAGCTGTTTCAACCATTCCACTGTAAGCTGGATAACCCTCTTCGCGGTACCTGTCCATCTGTCCCCGCATAACGTCAAAATTGTCCTTCCTATGCCTCTTACACGCCCGCTCTTCCTGATAGGCGCACTGACGAAGAGGATGCTTAAAAGTGGCTAGATCCTCTCCTCGCTCAACCATAGGTTTAACAATGTCTTCCCACACACGCACAGTTTTCAAGACCTGACTACCATCGACCCAAACACTGTAATCATGGGCAGGCAATATACGATGTGCCATACACTTGTGATAACGAGCAGTGCGTCTAGGGCAAACAGAATGGTGCCATTTCAACGGGCCCACTTCCCATACTCCAGTGCTGCCTGCCGGTGATTTGTCTGTAAACAACCGGAACTGAACATTATCCTCACGAATGGGGTCGCTGCGTAATATCGCACGATCTATGTTGTCGTAACCAGAAGTAACGCAGCTATAAACAATCACTCGTGTCATTCTCTTCCCATCTTTCTGTGCCAACGACCCTTCGCATATTTTCTCCCCCGCGTTACTGCGCGATAGTGAAAAATAAAACTGCTAGGAACAAAAGCGCTTTTGAATCCAAGTTTACGCCACCTTCCCTGTAATTCATCCTCGTTGAGTGTCATGAGAGGGGTGGCATTTTTATGCCCCTTGCTCGTTACATCATTACGGGGGCGGTAAACATTGTCAGGTTCGTAACTCCCCGCTTGCCACGTATCCATATGGGCCATCTGGAAAAAGCCGTTAATGGAGTGCTCCACTACCTCACCCATGTAGTTATTAATGAGATAGGTTTGAACCTTATTGATGTACATATCAGAATCGTTTACTTCATAATCTTCGTAGTATCGCCATACCTCCTGCGGCCTACTGACCCCCGGAGCATTTGAAAGTGGACCGACAAGGCTATACCCATGCTCAAGGGCGTGGAGAAGACCTTCGTGCCAGCGAGGCGGAAAAATAATATCATTATTTCCGCAAATAACGTAGTCGCAATCGAAATCGCGGGCAATGCGTAGCCCCTCGTTCCAGCTGCGAGTCAGGCCACCCCACTCCTTAAAACGAAAGACAAAGCACTCTTGTCCCTTATATTCGGCAAGAGTCTTAAGGTGGCTTTCGTGAATAGGCTCCCATCCGGCAGACGCGTCATCAACAACAATAGCTAAACCAGAAGGAGTTGTCTGGAAAAATGAACGAAGAGAAGAGGCGGTGTATTCGTGTAGTTCTTCTTCTCGGTGAGTGGGGCAAATAAAACCAATACGAGTCATATGTTCCCTTTACATAGGAGGTGCGCCGCCCTGACCGCCGCCCATGCCTTGCTGCTGCATCAGCATAGCGCCTCCCTGCATGCGGGTTTGCCTGCGTATGTCATCCATCTTCTCACGTACCAACGCATGAAGTGTCGGATTAAACTGTTTGAGCTCTCGTAATTGTGAGTCTTTCGTGCCCTCGTCCAACCCCAACAACTCCTGCGCCAACGACTCAGCAGCAGCCTGTAAATCATTAGGTGTGATAGGAGTGTTGGGTCCCATAGTCCCAACATAATCACTGACAGGCGTCCCACCGGCCCCCATAGCTGACTGAGCGTCCGGACCAGCAGGATTACCCCCACCACCCTGACCGCCAGCAACAGCCCCAGCCATAGAATCAGGAGCACCCATAGCGCCTTGCTGACCGCCATCCGGAGGAGGCGGAGCCATCGGGTTCATACCCTTAGCGACCTCAGCAGCAAAACCTGCCTGCTCCATCTCTTCCTGCGTTCGAGCCTGCAACTCTTGCTGCGTCTGAGCTTCTTCAGCCAGCAACCGTTGCTCAGTATCCCAATCGTAACCAATGGCCTTGAGACCAGTAGTACCAGATACTTGCTGACCCATCATCAACTGGAGAGCAGCCATCTGCTTGTTCATGTCGTCAGCAATGGTTACACGGGTCAAGGCACCATCAACGGGTTCCCAACTCATCAATTGTGAAATGTTACCTAGAATCCACTGGATAAGAGAATTAGCTTCTTGCACAAGATTACGCCACGTACTTTCAAACAATCTCAATGCCACGGGCGCGGCTTGCAGTTGCAGACTGCCCTTATACAGCTCCACAGGAGTGCCTGACTCATTCAAGAGAGTTTCCAACCCTTGATCCAATAACTCCTTGGGAGCTAGATCATTCGCATCCCCTCCGAGCATTTGGTAATTAACCGGGAAAGGCAAAATTTGCCAACTCGCAGGGTCCTTACGACGGCGGTTAATCATCCCCTTAACCTGCGACCTGAAATCCCCGGCGTTATGAAACATCATCGGGTCTTGGGCAGGCATGCCGCCCGCATTACCACCCCCGCGAGGCGCAGGAGTAATGAGACGAAACGGGATCACATAGTCCAAAGCAATTGCTTCGTTAAAACGACGCAATACTTGCACGTAATAAATCTGGCGAAAATTAACGAGACTGCGAGGAAGCCCCCACCCGCGATTACGAATGCCCGCAAGGGTAGGCTCTTTCATGTGAAAAATAGCGTCATCGTTGAAACGGAACATATGGTCGTGCTGAATCGCCTTCAACACTTCTTCACTCACACGCTCTAGGTGAAAAAGATGACCCTTTCGAACAAGACGCTTATAGTCTTCAGGAATTCGCCACAGGTAGGATGCTTCGTCCGTGTAGGGGTCATGTAGAATTTCGATCTCATGCGGATTCCACCGCTTCAATGATATGTGATCTTCTTCGTCCTCTGGCTTGTCTACCACCTTCCAAGGACCACGCCAATTCGTCTTAGGGCACGTAGCTATGAATTCAAATTTCTCAGACCACTTAAAGTTGAACTTAGCATTATTGTAAACGACATGTAGAGGAAACATGTCACCCGTCTGCGGAGACATCAAGAAGCGGCGAAAAGGGACAAGGACACTACCAAACGCATTCCCATAGCACATACGATCCCGCATCATATTTTGCAGGAACTCCATAGCATCCAGAGAATCTTCTAAAAATTCGGTGTATTTATCCTTCTCGTCATTTGAGACATCCCCCGAAATCTCAATGTCCGTGAGGAAATAGGAGACCACCCTCTCCATCGCCATTCGATACGTGCCGAACACATTCCAAATATATTCAGAATAGTGAAGAGCGCTCCGGATCGTCTCCGGCATATTCTGAGACGCTACGTCCAAAAAAGGGTCGGGAAAAGCCTCATCCCCACCCGGTGTGGAATGCTTCCAGAACATTGAATTGTTTGACATGACTATCCTCCGTGACGCGGCACGCTAACCCAGCAACAAGGTAGAGTGCTTCTTTAAGCAACCGAGAGCATCCTCCGCGTTGGCCACCTTCAATAACTGAGTACGCATTTCTTCTTGTAGTTCAGGATGCTCCCCGATACCTACTGGGTTTTCAAAATACACCAGAAGATTGTGAAGCCCCTCGGCTTTCTCTGCCTCATAGTGATTTTCCAATGCCGTGTACGCTAATTTCCGTCGTTCACTCGCCATCTTCTTCGGTCTCCTTCACTACAGCATCAATCGCGTCTGTCATGGAATTGCTTTCCATGTCATCTGCCTCTTTTTCTGTGGCAGGTTCGGCGTGCTGGCCAAACTTGAGGAGCATTTGCTTGTCGGGATCACCCGCCTCGCCCTTATCGCCAGCATCTCCACAACCCGCTTTACCGCCGCAACACGTACCTGAAGGCGTATCATCGTTAATAACACCACGCTTTTCCATTGTCATCAATAATTCTCCTTAACTACGTCTTCGTCGTCGTCGTGCTTAAACAACACAACCACGTCTAAAACACCAATATGAAACTGAATGCCGACACTCGAACAAGTGTAGGTTTTATTCTCCCGGGGAAGGGTCATCTTAATTTTCGAGTCGCCAAGTGAGGGCGGAATCCACTGATAGCCCTCCTCGTACCGCGTATCATACACAAGGGCTATGCAATTGCCGCCCTCAATTACTTCGTGGTACCGAGCCCCCATTGTACCGGCTTGGGGCATTTCGAAGTAGATCTCCTTCTGTGGTTTCAGGGGAGCAGAAAGACCCAAGAAAGGCATTCCAAGGTGGTCCTGCGCCAAATCAACACCTACTTCCTCCTCAGGTTCGTCCTCCACCGGGGGGATAGCCTCTGCCACAGGTGGTGCCGCAGGCGGTACCACTTCCCTGACCTCCCTTAACTTGGACAACTCAGAAGACAGTTGACGTATCATCTCCGCCTGCTCGGCAAGCGCTGCCTGCGTCTGTAGTTCGTGTTCGTTACCCTGCGTAGTCTCCTGCATCACCGGAGCAGTACGCACCAAAGGTGTCGGCTTCCTCAATTTTGGTCTATTCACGCTATTGGGTTCCTTCTTCGGGGTAGAGGACGAAGGGGCAGAGGAAGATGTCTCATCCTTACTGCCCGTCAACTCCCCCGCAATATCACTGTAAGCTTTAAAAGCACTATCCGCATTGGGGGAATCACCTACAGCACGTTGAATCTTGTTATTAAAATCCGCAATCTCACCAAACTTAGAAAAATCTACCTCTAAATTACCATCTTCCATGTCGGGGTCCACTATCACCACACCGGGCTTATGAGGGTCAAATCCACGTGAGCCGCCCTCCTTGTTGGCCCGAGGAATCGTCGTGCCGTATGCATTCAATCCCGGATGGTAAGCAGTATCATCCGGAGTGTGTGCAGTTACAAGTTCTGTCTTACCGGTCGACACGATATATTCCCCTGATAGCTAAAAAAAAGTCCCCCTTAGTGTAACACACTAAACGTCAACTTCCTCCCCTTCTTCCTCATCCCCGTCCCCGTCGAACTGATCGTCACTGGGTGCTTCATATGCATAATAAGTCTCCGTACTACCTTGTGTAAACGCCGCATCCCCCAACCACCCGTCTTCCTGTACCTCTGGCAGTATCTGATTTTCAGATACAGGGCGCAAAACCTCGCCGCCACGATGAGGAATAGGGATAACTTCTTGTTCGGAAATGAGTAAATAACGCTGGCCGGGAGAACCCATCGGCTGTGTAATACGAAGAGGAGTACCATAAAAAGCCCACACTGAGACTTCTTCTCCCTCTAGCCTCCCGATGTGCTTTACCATGTGATCCAAGTCAGGGAAAACACGCACACGAGAATAATCGCCTTCCGGCATTTCACATAAGCACCACGCAGGCTGAGTAGCAATTTCTTCCCGTACCTCACTATCCGGATCAGCAAGACGCTCATGCAACGCTACAGGTACAACTTCCAATGCCGCTTGATAATTATACGCCGACTCCTCAAGCAATTCTCCCCCCGTCACTTTCGAGCCCAGAGCGTCGGACGTCTGGTTTGGCATCAAGTGTAGGAGTGTTGTCCACTTCTCGTTTTCTTTCGGGGTCACCATTAATATTTGCTCGCACATACGTGACAGCCATAGAGGATCTTCCCATTCCCACGGAAAGAGGCCCCGGACATACCACTAGATTTTGTGTTTTCTTAACCCACTCGTTTATAGCACTTTCAATCTCCTCTGTGGTGTCTCCTTCAAAAACTTTAAGGTTTACAACCGCATGAGGAACTAACTCTTCTCGTACACTGAAAATAGGATGCTCCACGACTTACCTGCCTTCTTTATCTAGCCGCTTACGCACATAAGCGGTATAAGGCGAGCCTTCGATAATTGTTCCTTCCAACTTCTCGGCGACTTCTCCTAACTCGCGAGAAGACTTCAGCACCGTATTACCTAAGCCTACCATAACCTCTTCAGGCTTTTGTCTGTATACGCGAGGTCTTTCTACCACGTCCTGTGAAGGGTTAAATGCGATGGTGACTTTATTAGTCATGACCCCAAACCCGTAAACGGTGAGCAGAGGAATTTCAGGTGTAATAACGGCAGCCTTTTCTACAGCAAGAGGATCATAAATAACCAATTCCTGTAAACCGTACTTTATCATCAAGGATTCTTCGGCATTGACGTTAGTCACCTCTAAAAATGCCTGCCGCAACTTAGGCCAATCTGCCTGCGGAGAGGCCCACAGTGTGCGATTCCAATGCTGCGAACCCTCGTGCTCAAACCCGGAAAATATCAAGGTGTCGAAACTTCGCTGGTAATACTCTAACCCAAGCGACTCCTGCAAATCAGACAAAATAGCGTTACCCAACCCTCCCCACAAAAAAGCCGGGGCCGGTGTATACCACACCCAATCAGCAAAAGACGACAAGGAGGAGGCACTTCCCGAAAACTTTATGTCCTTTACAGCGACGACACGAGAAGTGAACTTGTGATGCTCATTATCGACAGGTCTTTCTACCATACAACTAACCTAGTGCGTGCCCCACAACCGAAAAATAGAACCGAACAAAAATGCCAATTGAGCGTCATGCTCCGCATCTTCGTGTGTCACACCTCGTCTCACAAGCGATGTGTACTTTTCCAAATCTTCACCCGTGAACCCCTTGGAGAAATACAAAAAGGCATCCTTGGGGCTTTGGGCGTCATCACCAGTAAGAAGGAGCTGCTCGTACAACTCCACTGTGTGCCCCTCATCCATCCAATAAGAAGACGGAAAAAACGTATGTGAAACGGCACACCCGAACCCTACAAACCGCAAAAAAGCTTTAACGTCAAAACCAACAAACGTAGGATGAAAGCCGACGTCGTAAGAATGCCGCTTAACAAATGCTGCCGCAGCCTCGCACACCCGTAACTTGCCACTTCCTTCGTCTCTTCCCGCACCACGATACGTGATAGCTTTTTTGGCCGCAGGGATAATCATATGAACATCCCCTATATCACTGCGATAAGGAGACAAATCCCTAGGCGTTTTCTTATCCGTAGCTTCGGGCTTTAAAGAATAACCGACCACAATTTCGATTTTGGGCTTCATAAAATTTCACGTTCCTTCATGGGGTGATAATGTCACTAGACGTAAAAGCTTCAATCTCTGCCTTAGCGACACCCGAGATGCGATGGTGTCTTCCAATTATAAGGTCATAGTCACCATCATCCCTGACCTCCACTCCCACAGCACGCAGATACGTAAACATCCTGAGTTGTTCCCAGATAGGCGTGTTAAATTCTGGAAGCTTCTTACTGTCTAAAAGGACACCACCTATAAAAGCTGACCCCATTTTAGTAGCCCATTTACGCAAGCGTTTCTGAGCGTCAGCTGCTTTTGCCATGGGCGACTGAAAACTGTGTCCCTCCCTCGCGTGAGCCAAATCTGTCACTATAAAGAGGTCCATAGGGTCTTTCAGCTTGTCTAAGTACGATTCCTGAAAGGTGCGACCCCACCACTCGTTACTACGCGCACAATTCTCCCATGCTTTTTCCCCTAGGGTCATAACACGGGCGTCTTTGTGACCCGCCGCCGTCCTCGCAAGAACAACAGTCTGCTTGGGAGCCAATGAAGACGCAAACGCCTCAGGAGAGGTCACATATTCCAATATATGATTAATGACCCACAGCACGGCAGGCTTCCACCCCACCAGCACCAGCGTTCGGACACGATTAAGCTCGTATACTCCGTCCATCTCTGTTTCATCTGAGTCCTCCTCAGGCAACTCAGTCTGAGTATACGCCACCCCAATCGCGACATCCTTGTTTCGACGTTCTACTTCTGCTTCCTGAATTTCAGTGCGTCGCGTGCGCTCTTCAAGGAAATTATGCTCTTTCGACACCTTCTCCATCCAAGGAATCACCGTCTCCTGCACGCCCTGAAGTAGCTCGTTTTCGTCAAAAGGGTTAGCCGCCTGCTTGGCCGCCGAGGAGATAAATACCTCCTTCAGCTGCTCCCTCTCTTCCTCCTCCTCATCAAGCATATCGACACGCACATCCATATCGTGAAGCGCCATGGCATATAACTGTCTGGACGCCAACATAGCCCCTACAACCTGACGCAAATTATCATCAGACAGGAGCAACCCTTGAGCCTTTTCTGCGAGTGCTTGCCAATGATCAAGGTGAGCTTGCTGCTCCTCAGTGATCTCTGCTTTATCCACAGACTCTTGCTTAGCCTTCTCTACAATATCTTCCGGAGTCTCCGCGTCTCGGGATTCATCTGTCATTCTTCGTTACTCCTTAAACGTGCGTATTCTGCAATAAGCAAAGCCTCAGCTCGGTTGTGATCCTTCTTCCTGTTTAGAGACGCGCCGGGAAACATCTTCTGAGCCTTCAACCTTGCTGCTTCTTTATCTTTTTTAATCAAACCCATCTTTCGTTTCCACGCCATCGGACGCACTGTCTCGTGAGAAACACCGTGACTGTAAAGGAATAAAGGCCACATGCCAAAATTTCTCCCCACAGTAAACCCCGTCAAAGCAGTGTCTCGCGGAATTGGTTGCTGATGCTCAATTACGATATGTAACTTACCAAAGCTGTCCTCAAACGACTTGAAGATACTCCACAGCGCACCCAAGTCCGTATGAGTGCGGTAACTGGGTTTCCCCTTTTTCTTAGTCATCACTTTAGTGGTGGGAATATCTATTGCTATCGCCTTTTCATTGCTTACCGGGTGTAAAAAAGAAATGGCCCCGGTAGACCCCGGGTCAATACCTAAAAAAATAGGTTTCTTTAGCTGTAGTGCTACTACACTATCCATAAAACCCTTAACCTCACTCAACACATCTTCATGGCTCATATTACTCTTTGTCCTCTTTTTCTTCCCTTTCGGGGCTGAGGGCGAGCAGGCAGATCTGGTGACACTTCTGTTACCTTTGGTGTCGGAACCTCTGCTTTTACAGGCGTAGGCAAAGTGGGTAAGGGCTGTCGTGGGGCCTCTTCTACAAGCCTCGTCAACACATCCTCCTCCGCAATCTTCACCTTAGCAAGCTCTTCCTCATACATACGCTCGAAAGTTTCCGAACTTTCAAGCGCGTTTTCTCCTGAATTATTCCGTGTAATTCTTGACCTATATTCCTGCATCAACAGGTGGGAACAATACGCATCGTAGTCCGCCTGATGAAATCTGTGTGTGTCCTCCAATTTACCTGTTAAATCGTAATACTCAAGGCAGTGCTTCAGATTCCAGTAAAGACCTTTTACCCTCGCATTGATCACACGATTAAAGTAGGACTTGAGGCTATCAGTACGATCGGGGAAAGCTTTCCAGCGAGAAGAAGAATGAGACGCCTCCGAAGAGTCACACAACATAGACGCCTTGAAAATAGCACCAGTATCCCATAACTGGTTTTCATGCATAAAAAACGGCTTATGTATTATTCTGTTGAAAATACCTCGTAACATCCTCTCCTCTGCCTTGCGACCGTTGTGTGCCACGTAGGGTAGATCTCTCTTGTGCCATATATTAAACAACTTGTTGTAAAACCGGAGAGCCTTTACTGGCGGTATCCCTTCCTCTTTCATGACCTCCCATGTCACACGCCAATCATCACCCATCCTTGACCGTATGTCATCCAACTTGTAACGAACAAAAGCCGAATCAATATCTTCATAGACCGACCAGTCCAAAACAACATTCATGCGATCAATCACACGACCTTCGTGCACCATCACATGGCCAATCTCCACAACTAAATCTTCTCGCTCGTTCCCACCCGTGTACTCTGTATCAATGCAAAGATACGTGTTAGGAAACACATGGCCGTATTTCTCCGTAAAAGACGGCTCCCACTCGTTAATTATCATTACTCGTTCCTTCGAGTTTATCTAACCGTTTACTCAGATCTTCCCCGTAAAGAATTAAAAGCACCCTTTACGCGGGCAACAAATCCCAACCACCTTCGCTTCCGCTTGGAAACCCTCATAGCAGCAAGACACCGCTCACCAGACTCTGTGAGATCCCCCACCCTAAGTGCCGGGCCGTCATCACCCAACGTAGCTTCGCGTATCCCGCGATGAGCCATGCCAGCTACAACAGTCCCCATCACCGCCAAGTAGGCTGCTTGCGCCAGAGGCTCGCACTCGAACCAACCAGCCTTGGTGAGCCCGTCAAACATGTCAGATTTCTTATCTGTGGCCGCTGACGCTACGTACCTACAGAAAGCAGCACACGCCTCTCCCAGCTCATCCATCGTAACGCCGTTTTCCTTGAGGTGTGCGTCCAGCTCTACCCATGAGCCATCCTCTAACCGAGCCGCAACCACCTCTAGAATCCGCTTGTAATTATGCGCTAGATCTCGGTTGACGTTATAAAGGCGAGGATCATGCTCGCTGAATCTGGCTTGCAACATTCCCGTATCCATAAACTAGCTTTCCTTTTTCTTCTTGCGTTCTTCGGCGATACAATTAACACAATTGCCACTCAGGTCCTTCGCATCGAAATACGATTGCTGCTGGCACCGCGAACAAAAGTCAACCGCATACGTCGCGGGATGACAACCCGCACTGCACTTGTCTCGTCCAATGTAGCACGTATGACACGATTGCGTTCTGTCAAATCCTTCTGGGCATACATACCCTTCGTCAACCCGCAGTCTCTTCTTGAGTAACTCCCGATTGTACTCCGCAAGGGAATGGGTAAAACGTATTTCCTGAAAATCAGGTCCCGTGTCTGAGATAGCGGGGTCCAACACCGCTAAACAGCGCATACCAGTTAACTGACGCGCATCCGTATATGGGTACGGGATAACACGCTTTGACCTACTACCGGCACCTCTAGAAAACATGAAGCCGTGCCCGTTTTCATCACGACGCTTCGCCAAGAACACAAGCTTCTTACGAGACCAGTATTGGTGAGACCGTGTAGAGCACGCTGACCCAGCTAGAAATTGAAACATCACGCTATGTGCGAGAGCCCCAAAATGACGTACTAATTTTACTTCTAAAACCTGAGCCGGAACAACTTCGATAGCTCGCTGACTGTTCCACGGGTGAACCGGCTTTCCCTCCATAAGAATTGGAAGGTTTCCTGCAATACGCCAGAAAGTATTGAACAACTCATCCTTAGTGGGTATCTCTCCAGCCAACTCAAACAGTGATTGAAAAACAGCAGGCAGCGGAATAGCGGCAGGTAAAAAAGAGTGAACCCCAGACGCGAGATCGCTCAACACGTCATCCGTAATGCGTTGATTCGCGAAGCGGCTACCCAGTTGCTGGAACAGCTTGTCGCGCCTATTGAAGATCCGATGCAGCGAGTATCCCTCATCAACTACTAAACTCATCGTCAGGCTCCCTACTTAAAGTAGCGGCTCCTGCGGCAGGAACCGGAGGACCCGATGACACAGGCCCCGCTTTAGCGTCGGCAGTGCCTAAGAGTTCCTGCTCCAGCTGCTTGATGGTTTTACCTAGCTCACCCAAACATTGAATGACCGCAGCACCGTGCCACTCCTCCAAAGCGGCAGATATGACTTCTTGCGCTTCTGGCACCAGTTGAGAGAGGTCCGATACCGTCTCCAACGTCTCCTTGCCATTGTAAGAGCTATGGTACTTCACCATCGGAAGAGACTTGCTATCGTCAGCAAATGTCATCCACGACGCCAAGTTCCTCTTGAGCGTCAGCACTTCGTTTTCAATTTTTTCTATACGTGTTGTAATTGCGTCCACGATTATTTCTCCCTCGCAAATGAAATGCCCACATAAACCCGATGCGCCTCCTCACCTTCTTCAGCCTCCGCCAGATCATGACACTCTATCCCAAGCACCAAAACTACATGATGCGGAAAATGACCTGTCGGCTTAGCAAGTTCAAGCGCTTCTATGCCTAGCTGAATACCGTAACCGAATAAACCAGAATCAGGTTCCTTACCACTTTTGTACGCAAAAATAGGGACACGTACCTTATCCCCGCTGTCCGTAATAGACCACTCTGGGCTCTCGGCAGAACTGATAGGAGACGTCAGCGTATGATAAACATACTTGCCGCCATAATCCATCAAGTAGATAGGTTGCTCTCCCGAGCCTACATGCCTCTCTACTGATATAAACTTGTTAACAAACTCCATTGAAACTATACATCCTTATATCAAACAAATGATGTTGAATTGATTCCTCAGCCTCACCATAAAACTGCCAAGGATAAACTTCGTCAGCCACTTTTTTCCCTATCCCGCGTCTTCCTTTTCGACCACCCTCGTTAACGTGAACTACACCACGCCGATTTTTATTCTTGTAGCAGCACTCGGCGTGACACTGAGCGCCGCTCTTGAAGTCAAACATAGTAGCACTTTGCTGCCTACACAATTCTCCCAAGATCGAATCGCCCCCGTTATGATAAATTGCAGTAAACGGGTAATCCCACCGGCTTAAAAAATTAGAATCAGCCAGCCACCAACCCCCCGTCATAAACTGCATCTTATGTCGTCGTTTAACTTCCGATCCCGTGTACCACAACTGTTCCGCTATTCCTTTCGCCTGATTGCCCCTGCAATTAATAGAGTGCTTGAGCCCCATAAGAGTTACCCCCTCACTAGCCTTTGCCACACTATCCCACCACTTATCCTTAACCCACCCGTCTAAAAAAGTATCGTCATCAAACCACATGACGGCATCGGACTCGTGTACAGGAGCCGGGCGCTCGTAAAACATACGACGCATCAAGGGGTACTTACCAACATTCTGATTGTCTACTTCTTGATACACGTAGACAGGGCACAATCTAAATTGCTCGCACCAACTCATAACACGCTCAAAGGAGTCGTCAGAAACCCCGTTCAATCCAATGCGAATGTCCTTCACACGCGCATTAAATCGATCACGTAACGAGTCCAACGTTTTACCTATCAGGTCCGGGTAATCCCCGTACGTCATTGTGCAAACTGACCACATGTGTTTTTCTCCGGGCATAGAGAAGAGGACCGACGGGGATAAGATATCCCCGCCGGTCTTCTCTTTCTCACGACACCACTACCTTAATCGGTAGAGGACTTCTTATTCTTACTTCCTCGGGGACGTCCCCGCTTCTTCTTACCAACAACTGCCGTCTCATCGGAAGGCTTGTTCTTGCTTCCCGTGGGGCGGCCACGCTGCTTAGCTGCGGTAGTTGTTATAGCAACAGTTCTCTCACGCAAGTCCTCAATAGTCGCCTGAGGACCTTCCATGACATCAGCCCTGTTATCCTCAATAGCCGCGCTATCTCCAATGATAGCATCAAACACGTTGTCTGTGGCTTCCTCAGCCTCGGCAGCTTGCGTACCAGTAAGGATAGTATGCACACGATCCCTACCGCTCTTAAGTACCGTATCGAAAGACACAACCTCGTTGATGACACTATTCAGCATGTCAATAGCGTCAGTCATACCCTCAAGGAGACTGTGCGATGCCTCATCCGCTGGCAGTTCCTTAAAGCGATTTTCGGCCTCGGTACTCACCGCACCTAAGTAGCGGTACAACTGCTGAGAAAGCGTATGACACTTCTTCACAATGGCAGCAGCGGACGAAGGAATAGAAGGATTACGTCCCCCTTGACGCTTCGTCTTTACACTCCCAGTAGCTCGGATTTCGGCTACCAGCTCGTTAGCTGACCAGCTTTCTTTCCGGGCCTTCTTCAGATAGCTATCACGCTTCTTCTCATCCGCAATCTTGCGGAGAGCTTTGAAGTGCTCAAACGTAATCTCTTTCCCGTTAGGCAAAGGTTCTCTGGCTTGTTCAGCCAAGAATTCCCTCGTGTAGGTCAAGGCAGTATTTTTCCACTCGTACAGCTTGTTGGTATTATCGATACCCCAGTACTGTGCAAGTTTCGTAATCTCGCCCTCGCCATCAATAGTTTCGTCCGTCGAAACCTCGTGAATCAGTTTCCCCAGATCGTAGAACAACAGAATACCGGCAGCGTGCAACTTCTTAAGTTTCTCACCGCCTTCAACCGCCAACAGGCGGGTCTTGTCTTCCATGCTCGCAAGAATAGCCTCACGAGCCTTTTCAGTAGATGCCAATACTAATGTAGTAGCCATTTAAAACTCCTTCAATTTAAAACCTATGGATTCGCAGGCTCCCAGTGGAGCCCCCCAAGAACGTGGTCTAACAACCCAGAAAACGGTTGAACTACCAACGTCATGGATTTAACTTTCCCTCCTTGGTACAAATGACAACCTGAATTTTGCGGTAAATAGGTTTGCCAATCTCCGTTGTGAACGACCAGCCCGTGTGCGAATCCTTTACGCGGAAATACCATTCCTAAAACACGTGACTCGTCATTCCCGAAAACTTCAGCTTTGTACCTCTCTAATTCCTCCTCGTAAAAACTTATAAACGGAAGTCCTTTAAACGACTTAAACCACATGGGGTGAATCCCTTTGGGATTCCTGTGCATGGGTGTCTCGCCGGGTAAAGAACTCGCGGACAGTAACATGGGAAAAGTAGGAAATCTATTGTTGAAATCATCAAACGATATTCTCCCACTCGGGGCGACGGCTTGCAACTCCCTAAGTGCATGCCTTCCGAGCTTCAACCGCTTTATGGCGTACTCCACGCGGGCCGATTCCCATTTTTCAATTCTAACTGCCGAATCATCATAATCCGGTACGGCAAGCGGAGATAATGGATGTTCGTCTTTACTCATCGCAATTTACTCTGCTCAGTTTTCACTTGGTTTTCATAATCTTCTCCCAATGACATGTTACGTCTCGTCTCGATTCCTAGCGCTTTTCTGAGCAATTCCATAACTTCGGGGTTGTTATGAATCATCCTGCCCATCTCCTGCCAGCTCACCCACTCACCTTTCTTCATGCCAAGTAAAGGGGTACTAGCCAAACACTCAATATCTGCCGCTGGCGATTTGAAGTCCATCTTCCAGCCCAGCTTCTTAAGTCTGGCCCCTTCGGGACCACGGCTGTTAGTCTGTACGTCGTACAACATAGCCACGGTACTCCAGTCCCAATCCCACACCCGGTAGTCACCGGTTTTCTCGCCTGCGTCATCAAAGTCAGTCCACCAGAGCAGCCGAGTCCGAATCCTGCGATTCGTGGGTGCAAGGGAGTTCTTAGCGCAAGTAATGCGAATGCCGACACCTTCAAACTGCGTATTAGCGATTCTCTTAGACCATATGCTGGTTCTAAGCTCATAGGTCTCAATGAAATTAAATCGCTCACCGCCGGGAGTGTAATCAGACTGTCTTCCAGTGTCGTCCGTACGCTCCTTCAGGTGATTAACAATCAGCAGACTGAAAGGCCAATAGTCAAATTCGCTGC